CTATTTTGATGGCTTCGCGATTGCCCCGACGCGACGGTAAACCCGCTCGGTGATGTCGCCTTTCGTGTGCCCGAGCAACAGGCTAGCGTCGCCCACATCGCTGATCTCCGACGCGGCCTTTGGTCGAATGTCGCGGAACTGGAACTCACCAATCCGGCTGGCCAGCAGTTCATCACCCTGTTCGAAGGCCTCCTTTTTTGCTTTTTCGCGCGCCGCGTCCCAGCGCTTCCTGAGCATCGTGGCCGTCATCCGTTTACCGCTCCGGTTGATGATCAGGTAACTCGAAAGGTGCTGGGCATTTCGCTCGGTGATTGCCGCGATCAGCTTGCCCAGGCTGTTTAATTTCCCGCCGGCCGTGATCTGGATTCGAAGCTTCTTTTGGGTCTTGTTTTGCTGAACGGTCAGATACCCGCCTTCAACATCATCCTTCCTCATGACCAACACATCTGCCGGCCGCTGGCCGGTCAGATACGCTAGGTCCATCGCTTCTTTCAGCTCCTGAGCTGCCTTCTTGTACACCGCCTCCCAAACCACATCATTCGCGTAGTAGTCCCTCGGCGTCTCCTTGTTCTTGCGCACACCCTGGCAGGGGTTTTCCTTTGTCGTCAGACCCCACTCCCGTGCAATGTTGAAAATATGGGAGAGGGTAGCGATCTCGCGGTTCGCCCGAACCTTTGCCGATCGGGCGTCTCGATATCCGGCAATCGTCGCTGGCGTGATCGAGTCAATCGGCGCGCTGTCGAACATCGGCCGCAACTGCTTGATCTCTGCCAGGTTGTCCTTCTGTGTGCGGGGCGCCTTCTTCGGCACCACGTCGCGGATGTACCGATCGAAGATGCCTTTCATTGTGCGCAGGTCGAGCGGCTTCTCCTTGGCCTCCAGTTCGGCCCATTTCAACCGGGCTTTGTCGAGATCCTTGCCCAGCGGAATGTCTTTGCCGAGCAGGTCGCGATAGTAGTAGGCCGTCCAGGTGGTTCCGTTCTTGCGTTTGCGGGATCGTTTGTACATCCGTGGTGGCAGGTGGTGGTGCTCGGTCTTGCGGGGGCGCATATCAGTTCACTCGCGAGAAGTCTGGCGTCCATGCCGGCGCGGCCGGCGGTGGGTTACCGGGTGCTTCGCACCAAGCGCACGACCGAAGGCGACTTCGAAATCAGCGCCCTGCAGTTCGAGCCGAGCAAATTCGCGCACATCGACACCGGCGCACGCCTGGAAGAGCGCCCGATCAGCGTCATTCCGATCACCGTGGTCCCGCCGCCGACCAGCGTCACCCTCGCGTCGACTTCCTCGGTGGTTCAGGGGCTGGCCGTGGCCACCATGACCATCAGTTGGCCCGCCGTGGATGGCGCAGTCGGCTATGACGTGGAGTGGCGCAAGGACAGCGGCAACTGGATCAGGCTCCAGCGCACGGGCATGACCAACGTGGACGTGGTCGGCATTTACGCCGGCGCCTATGCGGCCCGCGTTCGCGCGGTGAGTGCGTTCGATATCACGTCGATTTGGCGTAACTCGATCCTGACCAACCTCAGCGGTAAGCAGGGTCTGCCGCCGGCGCTGAGTTATCTGACGGCCACGCCGCTTCTGTTCGGCATCTACCTGAAGTGGGGGTTTCCGCCGGGTGCCGAGGACAGCCAGCGGACGGAGATCTGGTATGGCCCGACAACGGTATTGGAGGCTGCCACCAAGCTGACGGATCTTGCCTACCCGCAGAGTGACTTTTCGATGCTCGGCCTGCGCGCTGGCGTGACGTTCTACTTCTGGGGGCGGATCGTCGACAAGATCGGCAACATTGGGCCGTGGTATCCGATCGGCACCGGGGTTCAAGGGCAGTCGAGTGCTGACGCGGCGGCCATTCTGGAAATGATTGCCGGCGAGATCGGCCGCACGGAGCTGGGTCAGGACATCCTCGACGAAATCGACAAGATCCCGGGTTTGCAGGCTCAGATCGATGCGCTGGACGGCCTGAAAGGCTACGACCCGGAGGCCACCTACGAGGAATACGACCTGGTGGTGCAGGGCAAGCGGATCTACCAAGCCACCGGCCCGGTGCCTGTCGAAACTCCGCCGCCGAACCCTCTCTACTGGCTCGACGTGGGCCAGACCGTGGAAACGGCAAATGGCCTGGCTCAGCAGGTGGCGACCAACACCGCCGAGATCACTGAACTCGACGGCGTGGTAACAGCTCAGGCTACGGCCTTTCAGGCGTTGCGCGCTTCGTGGCGCGACGAAGATGGGCAGGGGGATCTGGACGGCGCCATCAAGGAGTGGGGTAGCACGGCCGCCATTGCCAACGAAGACCGAGTCAGGTCATCCGAGAACCTGGCCAGCGCACAAAAGCTCACCACTCTTGATTCCAGGGTTGGTGAAAACGAGGCGAATGTAACTGACCTACGTCAGACGGTCGCCACGGACAAGGAAGCCACGGCGCAGGCTATCACGCAGGTGAGCGTCAAGGTTGGGGAGAACACTGCCGCCATTCAGGAAACAGCCACTGCCTTTGCTGACGTAAACGGCAATCTGAAAACGATGTGGTCCGTGAAGATGCAGGTTTCGGCGAATGGGCAGTACATCGCCGCTGGGATTGGTCTGGGCATCGAGAACGTGAACGGGGTTTTCCAAAGCCAGTTCCTCGTCGCTGCGGATCGGTTCGCCATCGTCAACACCATCGCCGGCGGCGCCATTTCGGTGCCGTTTGCGGTTCAGGGCGGCCAGGTCTTCATGAACTCGGCGTTCATCGCTGACGGAACGATCACCAACGCCAAGATCGGCAGCTACATCAGCTCGACCAACTACATTGCCGGCCAGCAAGGCTGGATTCTCAATAAAGACGGAACGCTGGAAATCAACGGCATCGTGCCCGGTCAGGGTCGGCTGGTGATCAACTCGCTGAACGTCTCTGTCTACGACGCCAACAATGTATTGCGCGTTCGGCTCGGCTATCTGGGGTAATCAATGGCTTTATTCGGGCTTCGTGTCTTTGACGAGAATGGATTTCTCGCCATGGACACCAACAGCTTCACGTATCAGGTGTTGTGGCAGGGCGTGATCGACTTCAGCGGTACCACGCCCAGCTACACGCTGAACATTCCGGGCTTCAACCCTGCCAATTGCGTGTTCATGATCATCCCGACGAGGGCACAGGACGTGCAATCCTCTGAAACCGACGGTAGCGGCAACGCTAAATCTTACCCCTATGTCACGACCGCCGTCGGCCAAGTGATTGTGAGGCCGAAGAACCCTTCAGCGAGCGCTTCGACAGGGCAATCGAGGATTGTCGCCAAGGCCTACGCCATCAGGTACTCCACATGAGTTATGGCTTTCAGAGCATCAATGACAACGCCTTCGTACAAATTGACTCAGAAGCTCCAAGGCTTTGCGTGCTCACGAAGGGTTCGTACGCAGGCGTGACTGACGCTTTTGCAACATTTGCGCGGGCGGTGACGAGTCAGGATCCGCCGCTAGTTTTTATTCGACCGGACCAGACCGGTTCGATACAGGTACCCATTTCGGTCTGGTTCACTGGCGGCCCAGGAAACTGGACCGGTTTCGCCATGAAAGCATCGAACGTGCTCGGCACCTTGAGCGGCCAGTATTTTGTTGCCGCTTGGGCGTCGATGGGGACTGCGGCTTATGGAATGCGTCTATGGGATGGCAATGGGGCCCTTGTATACGACAGCGGTGCCCCGGCGGTTGTAGTCACCTTTGCCGCAGGAAACTGGACATACCTCGGCAGCGAGGTTTTGACAGCAGGTCGGCGCTACATCTGGGGCATATCAAAGGCCCTGGGCGCCGGTGAATATGTTTCGCTCAATCCCTTCTCAATGAATTGCCACAACGATGCAACGGGCGGCGGCTGTGCGCTTGGCGTCGATTACGCCGGCGGCCGGATCATGATGTACAGCCTGGCAACCACGGCCTGGACTGATCAAGGCCATCGGCCATTCCTCTGCGCCAAATTGCTGGCCTGAGCTTCAACCTTTTCTGGAGATCTTCAATGCCCTGGTACAAGTCCGGGACGGTTTCTGTCGTCCAAAATTCCAATGCGGTGATTGGCACGGGCACTGCTTTCATTGCCAACGCCCGAGTCGGTGATGCATTTCGAGGTCCCGATGGTGGCTGGTACGAAGTGACCAACATCGCCAGCGACACCGCGCTTTCAATCGCACCGGCATATCAGGGAGCGACCAATTCATCCGGGGTCTACGCGCTGGCCCCGATGCAGGGTTACGTCAAAGATTCTGCCGATGCTCTGCGTGCGCTGGTCAACCAATTCGGCGGTGTCATGGCTGTGCTGGGGCAGACTCCAACGCAGGCCGGCGTGCGCGCGGCTTTGAACTTGACCAATACTGATGGACTTCCGGAGGGGTCGACCAACAAGTACATGACCGCCGCCGGGGTTCGCGGCACCACCTTGACCGGCCTCGATCTCACGGTGAAGACGGCTGTAGTCGCGACCGATACGATACTGGCGGCCATCGGTAAACTTCAGGCGTCGAAGGCTGATACATCAAGCCTTAACAGCGTGATTGATACGGCTCTGATTTCTGGTTTGATCCCATCGAGACCAGCACCAACCTCTCTCACGTTCTCGACAGGGACCGCCTACATCCCGGGGCTCGGTCGTCGAGTCACGGTGAGCTCTGACATCACCTTGAGTGGCTTGGCGCTGCCCGCGTCTGTTTGGCATTACGCCTACCTTTACGAGAACGCAGGTGCCGCCGCTGTCGAGCTGGTCACGACCGCGCCATCCGCGCCCTACATGGGTACCGCCAGAACGAAAACGGGTGACACATCGCGACGATTCATCGGAGCGTTCCGGTCTGGTACAAACGGCGGCGTTTTGGGCTTCGCCATGGGCAGCGACGGAATTCTCAACTACCGAGACAACCTGATCGCAGCACCATACCGGGTTCTTTCAAACGGAGCGGCCACTACCCCGACCGCGATAGTCACTTCGGCAATCGTACCGATCAACGTGACGAAAACCGTTCGCTTGAACATGAACAACAACGGCACCCCTGTGGCAAGCCTCGCCCCCGGCAACTTCAACGTAACCACGGTCGGGTCAGAACCAGGCGGAAAAGTGTCCTGTGACACTACCCTGGATGAATCGGGGAACCTCTGGTACTTCAACTCCGGTACCGGCGGATCGCTTTCAATCGATATTTCTGGCTATGGGATGGACCGATGATGCCATATGCAATTACGAGCTACGGCTGGCGGGCTGTAGGCGACGACTTTACCGAGGCCGATCTGGCCGAAGGCGAAAGCCTTGTCGATGAAATTCCCCAGTCACTGATCGATGCAATCGCTGAGCAGGAGCTGCTTCGAGAAACGACGGCGGACCTCAATGCGCGAACCCGGCTGGCAACTGCCCAGGTAACAGCACTGCAAGGCCGGGTCGATGCAATCAACGACGCCATCGACGGCGATTACGCCTTGCCGGAGGAGGTCGAAGAAAAGCCGCTTCGCGTGGCGATGTTGGCCGAATGGAAAAAGTACCGCGTGTTTCTCGGGCGAGTCACGGGCCAGCCTATCTGGCCAACTGCACCGGCATGGCCAGAACAACCGGCGCTCTATAACGATGAAACCACGGTAGCTCGGGCGTAAAGCGCGCCGAACCCAACAAATGATCAGCCCGCCGTCGAGCGGGTATTTTTTTGCCTGGAGAAAAGAATGACCGTCACTGAAAAAGACCGCGACGTCCTTGCTCGCACGCTGTGGGGCGAGGCGCGCGGCGAGAGTCTGGCCGGCAAGATTGCCGTGGCCTGGACGATTCGCAATCGCGTGTTCGACGGCAAGACCAATTCATGGTGGGGGGAGGGCTACGCCGGCGTGTGCCAGAAGCCCTACCAGTTCAGCTGCTGGAACAAGGGGGACCCGAACTATCCATTCCTGAGTGGCGCGCGGGAGATCCCTTTCCGCGAACTGGCGCAGTGCCGGATTGCTGCTGACCAGGTAATCGACGGCAAGGTGTCGGATCCTACTGGCGGTGCCACGCATTACTACGCGCTCAGCATGAAGACTCCGCCAGCCTGGGCGGCCAAGGCGAAGCAGACGCTGTTGCTCGGTGGCCACGTCTTCTTCCGGGATGTGCCGTGATGGTCGTGCCGTGGCGAGTTGTCGGCGCGGTAGTGCTGGCGCTCGCCGGCGCTGCCTTGGCTTGGCAGGTTCAGGACTGGCGATTCGGCAAACAGCTGGCCGAGCAGTCCAGGCTGCACACCGAAACCCTTAATCAGCTGACCATGGCCGCCGCCACCGCGCAGCAGGCCGAGCAGGACAATCGGCTGGCGCTCGAGCAGCGGCTGGCGGCCAGTGACAAAACCCACTCCGAGAAAATGACCAATGCTCAAAAAGCCCAGGCTCTCTTGCGCGATCGTCTTGCCACTTCTGATCTGCGGCTGTCAGTCCTCCTCGACGCGGGTTCAACCGGTGGCTGCCCAGTGCCTGCCTCCGCCGGCGCCGGCGGCGTGGATCATGCAGCCGTACGCGCCCGACTTAACCCAGCGCATGCTCAACGTATTGTCGCCATCACTGACGCAGGCGACCGGGGATTGATCGCGCTGGCGGCCTGTCAAGCGTATGTCAGGGCGATCACAAAATTTCCGAATGGTAGATAAATTGTATCGAGCCAAGTACATAAGTTTGTAGAATGCGCGCCGATATCAGTTTTCTCGCATTTTTGAAGGGATTGGCATGCATAACAAAAACTTGAGCTATCGAGCGGACATCGATGGGCTGAGAGCCGTGGCGGTAATGCTTGTGGTGCTGAATCACGTAGGCTTTAGCCTGTTTTCCGGCGGCTTTGTTGGGGTAGATGTTTTCTTCGTAATTTCAGGATATTTGATTACGGGGATTATTTTAGGTCAGGTTGAAAAAGGAACATTTTCATTTACTGACTTCTATCTTCGTAGAGCCCGGAGAATTCTTCCTGCTCTGTACGTTGTACTGTTGTGTGTGATGGTGGCGGGATACTATTTTTTTCTGCCGAGTGATTACAGTGCTTTATCACAGAGCACATTGAGCGCTATTTTCTTTGCGTCCAATTTATTTTTTTGGAAGAATTCTGGCGGTTATTTTTCTTCCAGCTCAGAAGAAATGCCTCTGTTGCATATTTGGTCTTTATCGGTAGAAGAACAATTCTATTTCATTTGGCCGTTTTCCCTTTTGTTAATATTAAAGCTGAAGGGTGTGGGCCATCGCCTGTTTGTTACTTTGGCTTTGCTAGTTTTATCGTTTGGATTCGCGGAGTTCGGGGTTAGGCATGAATGGTCAAGCGCTTATTTCCTGCTGCCATCACGCGCAGGAGAGCTGCTCGTCGGTGCGTTACTTGCCTTTTGGTTAGCTAAAAAGCCTACTGTAAATGGAGCAAGTTTCGAAGCCAATGCAGCATCTGCTGTCGGTTTGGCTATGGTTCTTGTGCCGGCTCTATTACTCGATAAAACATCCGGGTTTCCTGGCTTAAATGCTTTGATTCCATGTGCCGGGGCAGGGCTTGTTATTATTTCGAGAGTCTTTGGTAAAAGTTTGGTTTCTTGGGTTCTCGAAAGTCGACCGTTCGTTTTTGTTGGTCTCATATCGTATTCCCTTTATTTGTGGCATTGGCCGCTTATCAGTTTCTTGCATTATTCCAGAATAGAAATAACGGTAGAGGTTGCACTTGGGCTCGTAGTCGCATCAATTGCTCTCGGCTATTTGAGCTGGAAGTTTGTGGAGCAAAAGTTTCGCCACAACAACTCCCCGATGGCGAAAAAATCAGTGGTCGCCATTGTTGTTGCCGCGTTTCTGGTCGTTTTCACCCCAATAGTTGTTTACGTGAAAGATGGCGTTCCTTCGCGTTTTCCGTTTGCTATGCTTACACAGGATCAGTTATCTGCTGAACTTGCTAGATACTGGAATGGTATCTCTACGTTATCAACAAAGTTCGATAGCTCAAGTGATCTTAGGAAGGTTGTATTGGTGGGTAATTCTCACGCTTTCGATTTTTCGTATGCCCTCACCGAAAATAATTTTAAAGGTCAATTGAAGTTAATTAACACTCCTTACTTTTGCTTTAATTTTTCTCATGATTATTCTGTTCTTGAGAATAAAAAAGATGATTGCAGAAGAGCGCTTGACAAGGTGCTGGGCTCCCCGGAGTTGCGAGTGGCGGACGCAATCTACTTGCATGATAACTGGGATGGGAAGAACCTTACGGGATTAAAGGATATGATCAATAAGATTCGCGACATAAATTCTGCCCCAATTTATGTTGTCGGTCCGAAGATGGTGTTCTCGAATACTGTTCCTAAGATTTCCAAAGAAGCTCAATTGGAGCGTCACGTTACAGCGGCAAGTATTAATGATTTCGCTAGGAAGTATGAGACCCAAGATAAGTTCGAGTATGATGAAGAGTTAAAGAGTTTCTTTCGGTCTGAGAGCTTTACAGATGTACATTATATCAGTGCGCTCGATGTGCAATGTGGTGAAGAGCGAAAGTGCGAGATTTTGTCTGAAAGTGGAGAGTATCTGTATTTTGACTACGGACATTTCACTTTGGCGGGATCTAAGCGTTTTGGAAAAAGTCTAAAGGAAAAATATAGTATTCTTTTTTGAGGGTTTCTGGTCCCGCTTTCAGCGCGCTCGAGCGCGCTGACAAGCGAGCAGACGCATTCATTATTAATGCGTGTCAAAAGACTGTTTTCATCTGAGGCGTCAAGCCCTCAAGCATTCCACGAAGATTTTCAGCATCCTTCTTATACGCGTTCACAGAGCTGCGTAGGTCATACATCTGCCTGCGGATCTTTGCTGTCTCCGCCGCCTTCTCTCGGAGAGTTGCCATGCTCTCATCTCGCTGACGAACGGCTTCGGCGTGCATCTCGACCAACTTGAATATCCGCTCCCGTTCTTCCCTGAGCTGGCGGTTCAGTTCCTCGAATTCGTTTTCGTACATCCGGAGCTGCTGCCGGCAGGTTTCGAGCGGCGTCGGGCCGCCGAGCCAGTCGTCTGTGTTTTCGATATCTGAGGGATCCACGTGAGCGCCTTGCTTGATACTGTTTGTATATACAGTAATCGAGGCGCAGCGGAGCGGCGAGGGGTAGGCGACGAGCTGTAGGATTTGGGATTGTGTTTGGTCGGCAGAACGCCGGGGAAGGGGGCAAAAAACGGTTAGTTATGGAACACGTCCATAATAGTTATGGAACGCTTCCTGATTGGTGCGGAATTTTCAGAATGCCAGAAACGACAAAGCCCTGAATAATCAGGGCTTTGTCGTACATAAGATGGCGGAGGCGATGGGATTCGAACTCATGGACCTGTTACAGTCGACGGTTTTCAAGACCGTTGCCTTAAACCACTCGGCCACACCTCCGTTGCGTTGCGGGCGCCATAATACCTGAATGAAACACACTGTCAAACTCTGTGCATGGCTTGTTACAGAGCGTCTGTTATGATCTTTGCGACTGAACGTTTCAAACCAACAGGAGTGTCGCCATGCGCGAACAGGATTACGCAGTTCACAACAGCGTGCAGGCTGAGCAGCTAGAGGTTAGCCGCGTCCTGCGCAACACTTACGGTCTACTGGCGCTCACCCTCGCATTCAGCGGTGTGATGGCGTTCGTGGCCCAGCAGATGCGGGTCGGCTACCCGAATATTTTCGTGGTGCTGATCGGTTTCTACGGGCTGTTCTTCCTCACCAACAAGCTTCGTGATTCCGCCTGGGGCCTGGTGTCGGCGTTTGCCCTGACCGGTTTCATGGGTTTCCTGCTCGGCCCGATCCTCAACCGTTACCTGGGCATGCAGGGCGGCGCTGAAGTGGTCAGCTCCGCGTTCGCGATGACCGCACTGGTGTTCGGTGGTCTGTCGGCCTACGTGCTGATCACCCGCAAGGACATGAGCTTCCTCGGTGGTTTCATCACCGCCGGTTTCTTCGTTCTGCTGGGTGCGACGCTGGCAAGCATGTTCTTCCAGATCAGCGGCCTGCAACTGGCGATCAGCGCAGGTTTCGTACTGTTCTCCTCGGTTTGCATCCTGTTCCAGACCAGCGCCATCATCCACGGCGGCGAGCGCAACTACATCATGGCGACCATCAGCCTGTATGTATCGATCTACAACCTGTTCGTCAGCCTGTTGCAGATCTTCGGCATCATGAGCCGCGACGACTGA